GGTAAACAGACACCTATCTATACGCTGTTTGAGCAAGTGCCTTTAGTTGATATATCGGCTCTATTAAATAGAGTATCCGCTACTGATGAAGTTGTGGTCCCTGCTAAGCCAGTGCATAAAACAGTTAGTGATTTATCAAAATTCCCAGTTGATATTCTTAACGATGCAGTTGATTTCTTTGAGCTGTTAAGCATAGAGCCAAGACGTTCTATTACTATGCAGGGTGTTATTGCCATGACAGCTGTTTTAGCGGGTCGTATATATAAGAGTAGCATGAGCAATGATTCATCGCTGTTCTTAATGACCTTAGCTGATACAGGATTTGGTAAAGGCTATCCAGCTAAAGCAATTAAGCGATTGTTTAATGAAGCTGGAGTAAATGATCTTATTCAAGGATCTGGCAATACATCCGCAGCTGCTGTGTTCTCAGCCTTAAAAGATGCACCTTGTCACATTCAGATGATTGATGAAATAGGTAAGCACTATGCGACTGCGGCTAAACAGCCCAATGGTCAGTTAGCGGAAGGTTTTAATACTTGCACGATTGCCTACAGCGAAACAGATTCAGTCATTCGCCCTCGCAACTACTCTACAGCCGGTTTAACTAAGGCGCAGTTAGCTAATCGGGGTAATCAGTTTATTATTAATCCATCTATGACTTTATTCGGGTTTGCGACTCCTGAGCAAGTTTTAAATAATTTATCCACCAACGATATAGATGATGGTTTTTTAAATCGTCAGATTATTGTTATCTCTGATGACAAGCCCTTGCATGAAAAGGATCTTGAGTTAGTTAATTGTCCTGAACAATTAATTGATTGGATTAAGTCGATGCGTAGAAAAAATCTAATGCCACATAGATTAGAGGACATGCTTGGTGTTGATACTGACTACGATATAAAACCCAATTTCATTACCGTTAATTATTCTCAGGAAGCTAAAGACCTTCTAAGAGCTTTTAAATTAGAAGTTGATGTGTATAAGGGTGACGATAAGAAGATGGCGATGCGCTGGCGTGAGAACGCGATGCGTATGTGTACTGCTATGGCTGTTGCTGAAGATTACAGTAATCCCACGATCACTTTAAAGATAGCTCAATGGTGTATTGATTACGTTCGGCATCATGGTATTCGCTTCTTAGTGGTTATGTCTGAGAATGTGGCTGATTCAGATTTCCACAGACTGCGGCTATTGATTAGCGCCTCTGTTAATAAAGCCGGCAAAAAAGGCGCTACAGAGAGTGAAATATCTCGTCATAACCGTTTGTTTGCTCGATCAACTCCGCAGTTAAGGGATCAAGTATTTTCAAGTCTTATTAGAGATAAGTTGATAGCTAAGGGGTTTGAAAAAAGTTTATCTGGAAGAGGTCGACCAAGGGAAGCGTACGTAAATTTCTCCTTAGCTGAAGAAAGTAGTGATTTATAAACAGCAGCAATACTGCGAACCTACTGTGCAGTTTATAACCCACGCCAGTCATGGGCTTGAGGATAATATGCAGCGTTTTACAAGGGGTACCCCCCTTTACTTTATAAGAAATTAACACGCATCAACTGCATATTTAATGCAGCAGGTGTATGCAGAGTGAAAGCCATGACTGGCGTGGCTTTGAGTGGTTTTTAGAGAAAAAACGCACACCCCCCTTATATATACCTTCTTTTTATATTTATATAAGTAAGGGGGGGGGGAGGGGGGGTATATATATAGCAAGACCATACGTACCAAGGGTTATAAGCTGCAATCGGTGTCTATTCTATTCGCAATTAGTAAATATTTAAATTTAAGAGGATATATGACTGAAATTACTGAAATCACAGAAACAGCTAACGCCTTACCAACAGCGAAGAAAAGTAAGTACGGGAATATTAAGTGTGAAGTGGATGGACAGCAGTTTGACAGCAAGGCAGAGGGCAGGAGATTTAGAACGCTATGGATGTGGCAGCTGAGTGGGGCTATAAGCGATTTAGAGTTACAAGTTAAGTATGTGCTAACAACCAGCAAGAAACGTGACGACAACAGCACTGAGAGAGCTGCACATTACATTTGTGATTTTCAGTATCGTTGTGGCGAAACAGGAAAGCTAATTGTTGAGGATGTGAAAGGCGGTAAAGCTACGCCAGAGTTTATTTTAAAAAGAAAGATGATGCTTGAGAAATACGGCATCACGATTAAGGAAATTAGGAAATGATCAATCTGTTCGACAATTTATTGGAAATACCGTTTTACGCAACAGTTTTATTCATGATCTATGTAATTTATTCAGACTACTGGGGATGTTAATAATGCTACCGGCTAAAAAAGAGAAAGAAAGTATTGCTTGGTCTACTGACTCAGAAATTGAGTACATCAATCAAATTGGCACTTTTAGGCCCGATAACTGTAATCGCATAACTTTCCTACAAGGTTATATTGCAGCAATACCAAATAGGGTTAAATGGGCAGGAATCGACAAGATCAAGGTAACTAAACACGCAAAAACATTGTTGCAAGAGAATTTAGACAGGGAGTTGTGTTGATTACGTATTGGATGCTGCGTTGGGTGCGTGATTGGACGATATTCCCCTGGATCTGCTCTGATGATGACGGCTGGGAATTTACCTGGATCTTCCTTCTAGTTGGAAGAATGTCCGCTGAAGCATTTAACTTCGAAGAGGAATGAAGATGGCTAGGGATATGCGCAGAAAAGAAAAGAGAGCATTAAAGTTTGGTGGACCGACTTATGTACCACCCTCAGATACTTTGTACACACCAGAGCGAAAAGAGCCTAAACCGCTTAGGCCGATGAATGATGCTCAGTATGATTACATTGAGAGTATCCGTACCAACGTCATTACTTTTGCTTTAGGTCCTGCTGGTACCGGTAAAACTTATATAGCGGCTGCTATTGCTGCGGATATGTTGGTGAAAGGCGAGATCGATAAAATCATCATGACACGACCAGCTGTCGATGCAGGGAGAAATTGGGGAGCGTTACCTGGTGAGTTAGCTGAAAAGTACGCACCCTTCATGGAGCCGTTGGTAGATGTACTTAATGAGCGACTTGGCAAGAGCCACACGGATTATTTGTTTAAACGTGGGTCTATACAAGCAAAGCCTCTGGAATTTATGAGAGGAAAAACATTCTCACGTTGCTTTTATATTTTAGATGAAGCGCAGAACACAACGCCCAGTCAGATGAAGTTGTTTGCAACAAGAATAGGGGAGGACTGCAAAGTAGTGATTGACGGTGATTTAGCACAAAAAGATATTAATGGCGTGTCTGGATTGCTAGATGCCAGCCATCGGTTAGTAGACATACCTAAAATTGGCATGGTGGTTTTTACTGTTGATGACTGCGTGAGATCCGGTATGGTTAAAGCAATATTGAGGGCGTATGACTGATGGAAGAAGCTGAGTGGGACGTAGAGTTACTGTACAAATGGGCCAAGATGGACACTAAGCCCGTATCAGAGCAGCAGGAAGATGATTATATGGCAAGAGTGCGTGTACTGGTCATCGATCAGCACAAGAGCAATTCAGAAGCAAGACGTACAGCGTATAAAGAGATTATATGAAACATGGTCATTACTATAAAGACGTTCGGAATCTTGAACAGATAGATGTTTATCGTGTGCTGGAATTATTTGAAGTAGCTAACCCTTGTTTGCAACATGCCATTAAAAAACTACTTTGCAGCGGTACAAGAGGGTCAAAAAATCAAAATCAGGACGTAGCGGAAGCGATAGACACCTTGCTGAGATATCAAGAGATGAGAGTAGAAGGGCAGGATGTGAAAGTAGATGGGGCAGAATTATGACTTGTTGGCCGATGCTTACGTTCCAGCCAATCAATTTATTTAATGCACCAGTACGGGTAGCACATTGTAAACACACCCACTGGGCAACGTATGTGAGCTGGAAAAAGCATACTTGCATAGATTGCGGCTTAGAAAAGCCACTTTATGAACTTGAAATTCAACATCAGAGGTAATTGTGGATCTACAACTAGCAGCAGGGTTAATCGCACTGTGCATCGGTGTCATTGGTGTAACAGGTATCATCGTCAAGATAACCTTGAAAGCATTTCAAGACCTGTTTGACAAAGATGAAGATGGGTATTTTTAATGGCGTTGAAAACCAGCAACAAGAATCGGAAGAAGAACGTGAAGTTCAAGAGTGATGAGAGTTCGTATCAAGCGAATCGGTTATAACTTAACCGAATTCGGCCAACTTACTTAATGTAATTTTCTATCTATTTTTTAAAATATTAATTAGATATATTTTTTGCCTGACAAAGAAAAGCCCCGATTAAGGGCTTCAACTTTCATCTTTATTCTCCTTTTTACGTAAGTTATACGCATTAGTTTTATTCTTATTGCGGCATGACTCGCAAAGAGTCTTACGTATCATACCTAGGAAGACTACACCACACTGAGCGCAGGGCTTGGTTTCGGTCTTGCGTAGAGCGGCTAGAGCCTGAGCTGCTTCAGATTTATTCATATTTTCCAGATAGTTAAAGCCCCATTTCTGGGGCGTGGTTAGTTAGATATAGTCTTTGGCACAAATGCTAGTATCAAAAGTTAGATACTTAGTAGTGTAAGCTTCTTTGTTAGGGATAGTGTAAACATTCCACCAGTCGCTCATAAAATCATTATCAGTATGATCTGCGACACATTCATCGTATTCTTGATCTGGCTCTAAAACAATCAGCGCCCAACCAGCTCTCGCCTTAAATGAGTCTCTTAAGACTATCTCAGATTCACTCACTGACTCGATGCAATTAATAATATCTTGATACGATACCGAGTCTTTAACCTCCCATACCCCGCCATCATAAACTGATACGGTTAGCTTGTTTGCTAATGCGTGTTTAACTAAGTGTTTATATGCTTTCATAATCAATCTCCAAAGTAATGCCCCATCCTTGGGGCGAAAGTTTTACGCCGCTTCTTGTTCTTTTCTAGCTTCAAAATCCATCAACTCATCTTCATCATCCTGAGAGTAGGCTTCTGATCCATAAGCTGACTCTGTGCGTCTAAATCCATCCATTGATCGGCTTACTTCTAATAAGGAAACAATCAACTCAGCTTTAGACTTAGCCTCTTCTCTTATATCAGACCAATACCACCAACCATCATCAGCCTCAACTTGCTCAGCACCTTCAAATGATTCGCAATGAGTCCAACGACGACCCTTAGAATCCTCAGCCATCACAAAATAAGCTTCAGCAATAAAATCACCATCTTCATCAGTACCCGCTTTATATAAATCTGATACCACTCCAAATATTACGTCTTTAGCAAATAATTCCATCTCAATCTCCAGTTTATGTTTATGTCGCCCACCCTAGGGTAGGTGTCTATTACAACAGCTTGTTACCAGTAACGCAAGCGGTAAATAATAAATAAAGACAATAAATATGCTTATATTGCATAAACATTAGATATAGTATAATAGAGCTATGATTTTATTAGATATAGTGTTATGACTCCCAAACAAGAAGCCTTTGCTATTGCTGTCTCAAGCGGAATGACACAAGCCGATGCGTATCGTAGTGTGTATAACGTCAGAGCGAATACTAAGCAAGAGTCTATACATCAAGCTGCATCTACAGTCATGGCAAACATCAACGTGTCATCAAGGGTCGATGAGCTTAAGCAACAGCTTGCTGATAAAGAGCTGTGGACTAGAGAAGATAGCATTAGAGCGATGATACAAGTGATTGAAGAGCCTGATAATCAGGGCTGTAAGATTAATGCGGTCAAAGTGATTAATGATATGCAGGGATTTAATGCCGCTACAAAAACTCAAGTGTCTGGGACGATAACGCATGAAAATGCTTTAGATATGCTCAGATGACATCAGATGAATTGATCATCAGACAGAAACTTAAAGATGACTTCGATCATTACTCAAATCGTTGCTTAAGCATACGCACCAAAGAGGGCGGGATGGTACCGCTCCAGCTTAATGAAGCGCAGAAATACATTCACCAGCAATTAGAAAAGCAGCTGGAAACAACCGGTAAGATTCGTGCATTGGTATTAAAAGGAAGGCAGCAAGGTGTCTCTACCTACTCTGAGGCCAGATTCTACTGGAAGGTCACACACAGACGCGGTGTTAAAGCCTTTATCTTGACGCATGAAGCCGAGTCTACTGCTGCACTCTTTGAAATAGCACAGCGGTATCATGATAACTGCAATGAATTAGTGAAGCCGTCTACTGGAGCATCAAGCGCAAAAGAACTGTATTTTGATGGCTTAGATAGTGGTTACAAAGTGGGAACAGCGGGTAATAAGTCTGTTGGACGTGGTACTACTATTCAATACTTTCATGGATCTGAAGTTGCCTTCTGGCCTCATGCGAGTGAACATGCAAAGGGTATCTTGCAAGCCGTTCCTGATGCGCGTGACACTGAAATAATCCTAGAGTCTACCGGTAACGGCATAGGTAACTACTTTCACCAGCAATGGCAATTAGCCGAGCGTGGTGAGTCTGAGTACCAGGCAATCTTCGTACCTTGGTATTGGCAGACAGAATATACAAAGCCGGTACCTATTGAATTTAAAGCCACTGATGATGAGCAGATGTTAGCCGAGCAATATGGCCTCAATCATGGCCAGTTGCAGTTTAGACGCTCAAAGATAGCGGATCTATCAGTTGATGGTGTTGATGGCACAGTATCGTTTAAACAAGAGTATCCATTTAATGCTATCGAAGCCTTCCAAGTATCTGGTGGCGACACGCTAATCAATCCTGAATGTGTGATGAACGCCAGGCAGCAAAAGATTGAAGGACATGGCGGCATTATTATTGGTGTAGATCCTGCGCGTTATGGCGAGGATAGAACCTCCATCATCTATCGTCAGGGTCGTAAAGCCTACAATCTCATTAGCTACAGTAAAAAGAACACAATGGAAGTCGCGGGTATCGTACATACACTGATAGAGCGTGATAATCCTGCTCAAGTGGCTGTTGATGTTGGTGGCTTAGGTGCTGGTGTCGTTGATAGATTAATAGAACTGGGTCATGGCGATGTAGTTGTCGCTGTCAATGCTGGCTCATCACCACTTGATCAAGACAAATATAAGAATAGACGCGCTGAAATGTGGGGAGAGCTTAAGAGTTGGCTGAATGACACGGTGCCAGTGCAGGTGCCTGATAGCGACTCATTACACTCAGATCTCTGTGCGCCATTCTATTCATACGATAGCAATTCACGTTTAGTCATAGAGCGTAAAGAAGAAATGCGTAAACGTGGTGTTAGATCACCCGATGAAGCCGATGCACTCTGTTTAACCTTTGCTGAACCCATACGAAAAGCAAAAGCTACTTATAAAACCATTAACACTTTTACAGGCGATACGATTACCGGTTACTAGCTTCTCATTGGTGAGAACCACACTTTAACGAATGTCGGGAGACATACGATGCAAACTATGCAACAGAACGACGAGTATGAACTCGATGATAACGCTGATGAAGAATCTGGTGAACAGATACAGGCACTGGGTTGGCGTTTAACTCGATTAGCACAAGAACAGATCGGTATTCGTCAGCAGACTGAGGATCGGTGGTTATCAGACCTTGAGCAGTACATGGGTCATTATGATGCTGAAACTCTTGAGCGACTCAAGAAATCAGCGGGTAGTCAAGCCTTCGTCAATATTACACGCAGTAAATCTACCGGTGCTGAATCAAGACTGGCTGATATGCTGTTCCCGTCTGATGACACGAACTGGGCGATACAACCGACACCGGTGCCAGAGATTCAGAAAATGGCAATGAATCAGGAAGTCGCTGGTCAAGATGAGCAGGGTAATGAAGTCACTCATGCTGATCTAGCGAAAGAGATGCTGAAAGAAGCACAGCAACGTGCTGAAGCCATGACCAGGGAGATTGATGATCAACTTGTTGAGGCTAAGTACCACACCATTGCAAGAGAGGTTATCCATGATGCTTGCTTGTTTGGTACGGGTATATTAAAAGGCCCAGTGGTTATCAATCGTAGTCGTAAGAACTGGAAGCAGTTAGATAACGCAGTCTATGAGTTAGATATTGTTCAAGAGTATCGACCTGGTGTTGAGCGTGTCAATGTCTGGGACTGGTTCCCTGATATGTCAGCAACCAAGATTACCGAATGTGGCTTTATCTTTGAGCGACGTTATGTCACCAAGAAGCAGTTGATCGAGTTATCTAAGCGACCAGGCTATCTAAAAGATCAAATCAAAAAGATTATTGCTGTTGATGCGAGGAATAACTCGAATGGCTCTAGTCATGTTGGCAGGTTACGTGAGTTATCCGGTGTACAAGCGAACATCAATGATAACCGCTATGAGTTGTGGGAGTATCACGGTCCTGCGACTAAAGAAGATCTGGAATCCTGTGGTTGTGCTGTTGAAGATGATGACCTGATTGAACATGACGTGATTGTTAGTTTTATCAATGGCGTAGTGATCAAGGCTGATCTTAACCCCTTAGAAACCGGTGAATGTCCTTACAGCGTATTCGCTTATGAAGATGATGATACGTCAGTGTTTGGCTTTGGTATTCCGTACTTGCTACGTAATGAGCAACGCATCGTTAATGCCGCTTGGCGTATGTTGTTAGACAATGCTGCTTTATCAACTGGACCACAGTTAATCATCAATAGAGAGTTGGTGACACCTTCTGACGGTTCATGGGATTTAAAAGCTAGAAAAGTCTGGTGGCTTACAGATCCAGAGCATCGGGTTAATGATGCTTTCGGTAGTCATGAGATAGCTTCACATCAAGCAGAGTTATCTGCCATCTTTGAGACAGCTAAGAGCATGGCCAGTGAAGTGACTTCATTACCCATGTTAGCTCAAGGTGAAGTCGGTGGCGCTCAAGATACGGCAGCTGGCCGTAGTATGTTGCTTAATGCCGCTAACACTGTGTTGCGTAATGTCGTTAAAGCCTTTGATGATGGGATTACTAAGCCCTTCATCGGCAGGATGTATGACTGGAACATGCAGAACAGCGATATAGAAGAGATCAAAGGTGACTTTGAGATTGATGCTAGAGGCTCTTCAGCATTGTTAGTCAAAGAAACACAGACACAAGCGCTGCTTAATTTAATGTCGGTATCACTGCAACCTATCTACACAGACCTGACTAAACATCCAGAATTGTATCGTAAGGCGATTCAAGC